CATTGAATATATATCCAGCAACTATTTTACCAAAACCTGACATCTGTTACTCCTTGTTTATAACACTTTAGTGTTGTTCATATTTTCTATTTTGTAAAAATTTTTCTTTAAGACCGTTACCACTTAATGCAGCAAGTATTTCTACAATCGCTCTATAGCTTGCTTTTATATCTTTTTGTTCTAATTGCATTTGTTTTTGTGAGTCTATAAGCTTTATAACAATACCTTCAAACCTGTCATTAGCATCATCTAAATCTTTTTTTAAGTCATCTTGAATCCAGTTATTCTGCTTCCATATAAAATAACCAAAAGCTATTGTCATTGCAACTGGTACTCCAAACTGTTCTATTACTTGAAATATATCCATACTATAACCTAGGTACTGATAAAGACCTTACTCCGCTTTTTCTATGAGGATATTTTTTAATAGTCCGTTCATATTTGTTTCTATAATATGCTGCTCTTTGTAAATCACCTGTATCTTCTAATAGTCTAGATTTTATATAATCTATAATAGATGCATGAAGAGATGTATCTAAACCTGAATTAGCTTTTAAATCATCTTCTATTTGGTCTACTTTACCATACTTAGAATGAGTGTGTATACGTAAACCATCTGTAACACTACTCCCACTAAATGTATCATATTTATCTATTGTAGTTTCAGTTGTGTCGCTAACATCATTAGATATAACTTTGCATACAACAGCTAATCTGTCATCGTCATTATACCATGCAAAATAACTATTTGGATAGCTTCTTTTGTTTATAGCCATTTATTCTCCTATACTGATGCTACAAATATTTCAACATCTATATCTTCTGATAAAGGGTCTACTAAAAGACTTTCTAAATCATTTAACGCTGTTACTATACTAGCTGAATCATCATCTAAAGATATACCATCATGAATACTTCCTAAAATAAAACTTTCACCCGCACCTACTAAAACTGTTGTAGAAGCATTTGCAGTTGCATTTTCAGCTAAAGCTACTTGTAATGAAAGATTCATTGGGTTAGTATCATCTAAATTAGTAACTCTAATGTATTTTACATTTTCTAAATCTATTGCTCCATCAGCTGTACTAGTAGCAGTTCTAAAAGTTGCAATTGTACAATCAGTATCATCTACACATCTTACAATTCTTTTATAAACATCCTTAATACTAGAAATAGTTAGAGTTTGTGTACCGCCTTGGTTTTTACCGTTAAGTGTGATAGATTCTGATATAGAAACTGTCATTGTTGAGGCTGTAATTGTACTCGCCATTTTTTACTCCTATTTTAATGAGTCAGACGTTTCGTCTGTGTCATCTTTTAATAATTTATGTGAGTCTGCCAACATAGGTATTCTCACATATCTGTTATTGTTATCTAAAATTTCTACTCTTGTTACGTCTATAACAGAGTCATCTAATTTGTACCATCTTTTCTTTGAATTTAAATTTTGTATTTTTTCTGTAGTATAATGTTGTACTTTACCTGACATATCCATTAAAGCATCGTTGATTAATTGCATCATATATTTTTCAGGCTGTCTACCCATTGTGTACTCTATTTGTTGAATTAAATCTTTAACTTTCACCTCTGCCTCCTGACTGCTTCATATTAGCTCCTATAGTTTGTATAGCTTGAGCATAGTCTTGTTTTAGACTTGTTATCATTGGAGTATATAATTCAGCATCTTCTTCTTCAGCTAATAAATGTTCAGCAGATTTAATTGCGGCATATAAAACAACTATGTATTGCATATCATTTGAAAGATTATCAATAGTGCTACCTACATTAGCATTAATACTTGTTAATGGTAAGTAATATACATCTGCTGTTTGAGATGCTGTTGGGTCTGGATAAACATTTAATACTGCATTATTAACAAAGTAAACAGGGTCACTATCTGTTACATGCATTAAATCTTCTGAGTCTGTTATTCTAGAGGACATAGAAGAAGATACTTGTCTACATATTTGACTAAAGCCTTTAGAGTTTTTTCTTACAACACTTAAAATAGGGCCTATTGTTGCAGTATCTAAATCTAAAGTAGCAGGAGAGTTACTCAATGTTGTTGATGTTGCACACTCAGCTAATTTGTTTGGAGGTAAAATATTGTAAAGTTGAGCTAAACCATCAGATAAAAAAGTATCCATTGCATCTTGGTCTGTCATTGTCTCACCTACTAAATCTTGTATTTGTACATCTAAATTTGCCACTATACTCTATTCCTATCTGCTATATCTTGTGAGATTGTTTTACTAGAAAACTCAACTTTAGTTTGACCACTCCATGTAGTTCTCATATTAATATAATTTTTCATAGAGTCTCTTTTAAGTTGAACCTTATGCTCGCAAGAGTTAGGCTCTACAGTTTTCTTGCATTTTTCACAATAAATAAATATAGCCATTATTTTTTATAAACCTTTCCTTCAATCTGACCTAAAGCATCTTCTGTCATAGGATTAACTGCACCAGGTACAGAGCCACCCATCATATATTCTTTAACTTTTCCACCTCTGTAATAACCCATAGCATCTATATCTGTCATTCCGCCACCTTCATAAGTTGGCATGTCCATATTAGTATTTCTTTCCATAGCATTATTTGTAGGCATGTCTTGAACTATTTCTCCACCTACATTTTTTACTTCTTCTGCTAATCTATTAGATAGCTCTATCCCTTGTGGATTATAAGGTAATTTAATATTAGGCATTTACTTTCCCCTTTTCCTGGCATCTTTAGATGGCCAATTATACTGCGATTTCTTAACTATAATATAATCATTAGGATTGTTATTTAATGCTAATAATTTTTTTTCATGTATCCCAGCTGCATTATTTTTATTTTTATTAATTACAATTTCATCACCTTCTACTTCAATAATAATACCACCATCTTTATGAGAAGGCCCTTTCATTTTACCGCCTTTAATAGCGCTTAAAGGTTTTTTATATTTTTTATTCAACATTTTCACTCCAAGAACTTTTTGCTAGTTCTGTTAAAATTTCACTATATGAGTATGTTGTTATACCATCAAAACAATCTGCAGTATCTCCATCCCATTTAAGTATAACTTTGCTACCATCTAATGATTGTCTTAATGTGTCTGTTGATGTTTGTATGGAGCTTTTAATCATTTCATCAGTAACATCAGAAATATTTATTATTACCCATTTTCTATTTTCATACATTATGGAGTGTCTCCTATAAAATCATCTGCAGCCATATTTGTCATAGTACCATTATTAGTATTAGTGCTCATATCAAAAATAGTTGTTCCAGAACCATGCTCTAAACCATCACCCATTCTCCACCATCCACTTAAATAAGTTGACATAGAGCCTTCTGCATGGTTGTAAGGTTCCCTACCATTATATAAAGTTCTAACTTGAGCTTCATTCATAGCAATACCTTTGTAAAGAGCAATATCAGATATTTTTACTGCAGAATATCTATTCGAACCTTGAGGAGCTTTAGCTGCAAAAAGGTTTATACTTCCATCATCTATATCATCAGTATCATTATTGTCGCCTTTTCCAGATGCTGTTTTATCTAATCCATCAACATAAATTGCTCTACCATCAGCGTTACCTGCAGGCCTAACAGCGGTTATATGATACCATCTGCCAGTATTTAAAGTAAGTGTATCTGTACGAGCGGTATCTCTATGGTATGTTTCTACACCTTCATGACAGTCAAGGTAAATTTTATTGCTTAAATATGATACAGCAAATCCTTTAGCTGAGCCACCTCCATCAGACAAACTTGTGCCTTTACCAATCAAACAATATGTACCGAATTCATTAAAATTAACCCAAAAAGATATAGTAAAGGCAGACGAATTAATTGCTATACTAGAATCTGCCCCAAAGTCTACATGGTCATCAGAACCGTCAAATGTAAGTGAAAAATCATCTCTTAATTTATTTCCACCCATAGTGGTTATTTTTCTAGATGTAAACATTAATCTTTTACTATGCCTAATCTAATGTCAATATTAGTAGCTACTGCATGGTCTCCACTAGCCGCACCTCTACATACACCTGCACAGAATATACTTTGAGTTCCTTCCGCAGCTTTTAATACTAAACCTATATTAGTTTTAGTTGCAATTTGTACATCTACAAGGTCAGACCAATCACTTATAGAAACATGCCCTAATAGTACAGCTGCATCTGCATTGTCTGTTTCACTACTTCCACCCCATGTTAATGCTGCGCCTGCAGTTCCTAAATCTTTTGTTACTTGATAAAATAATAAATCAAATACTACATTCTGGTCTCCTTTATGAAAGACGTTTACCGATTGTAATATTCCAGTTCCTCCTGATACTGCTACTGCATTTGGTATTTCTAAAGAATCAAACAATAAATCTGCTGCTGCATCAGTAGAACCTGTTGATACTGTTGGTGTTATAGTAATTAAGTCAACATCCATTTTGTTTAACTTTTCAACTA